ACTTTATGGGGGAGTGAGACATGATCGCAGCCACAGTATGTCTAGCAGCCGCAATCTTCTTTGAGGCTAGAAGTGAATCAACCTTTGCTCAACATATGGTGGCTGAGGTTATACTTAACAGGGTGGAACACACCTCATTTCCAAATGATGTTTGTAGTGTAGTATATGAAGACAGGCAGTTTTCCTTCACACACGATGGGAAGTCAGACAACCCAAGAATACACACCTCAGAGATAGACCGGAGAGCCTTTAGGAAGGCCGTAGGGATAGCATCTATGTTCCTTGATGGGTATGAGGTAGGTTCAAGCTCTACTCACTATCATACGACCTCCGTTAAGCCCTCTTGGTCTAAGGTTTACAAAAGGGATGGTATGGCAGGAGACCACATCTTCTACACTTGCTCGAAGGAGGAAAGAGATTGCTAGAATACCTACAAAGGATTGGCATTGCCCTGAGCGTGTTACTTAATGTGACACTGGGAGGACAGAGTAACCAGACTTTTAGTGCAAGAAACTGGGGCTGGAAGAAAAATAATCGACCTAACCTAGTTTTTCTTATTGACTTATTGTTTGGTAAAGGTCATTGTGTGGTTAGTTGGGTATATTGGAGAACAAGAAAATGAGCCTAGAACTAGAACGACATCTAATTGAGATGGGCATCATCCCAGCATCCCACCTAGAAGAGCTTGGTGCTGTGTGCCAGTCCCTAGAGAACCACAGAGTTCATATGACTAAGGGTTACTTCAATAACCCACGAGATGAAAACGGGGAAGTCCCTTTCTAATAGGAGAAAACAACATGAAAACTGGCGGAACACAAGTGCCTGTGCCTAAGGCATCTAACACAACAAAGTTTAACGGAGGCGATGTGTTGGTGTGCATTAAGAGTGCATCACATGCCTATACTGAAGGTAAAGCCTATAAGGTGTACCTTAATGACAAGGGCTTGAAGTGTCTTGAGGGTAATGATGGCTTAGAGGACATTATGAGTATGATGGTTTCGGTTTTCAGGAAAACCTCGGAGGGTAATTAAGATGACTAAAAAAGTATTTCTATACAGATTCATGTCTTGGTGTGAAGTGGTCAATGAAAACAATGAATGGTATGCAGTAGTAGCCCCTGATGGTGTAAACACTATTGTGTACAAATCTGGTGCTAATGTGAGGGGTTCTTAAGATGAACCTAAAATTCAACAAAGATGGCTGGACAAACTGGATTAACCACGACCATAAAGGCTGCCCTGTTGTAGGTTGGTATGTTAGGATTGAGACTGACAAACCTTTTGTGGTTGCACCTAAGAGCTTCAAGGTAATTAATGACAGATGTTGTGAAGGGGTGGTTATGAAAAATGGTGCCAGTTGGAATGGCGGCAATGTTCGGGAAAACGGTTACTTTATAGTACATGTAGCCCGATACAAAGTAAGAAAACCTCTTGGAGCTTCTAAGCTTGAGGAAATGCTTAAAGACCTGCCTAAAGTATTTGACAAAGAGTTAGAATCAACGTAAGGTATCTTTAAGTTAAACAAAAGGACACTGAAATGAACAACACACTTTCACAAGAACTTGTACAACATACCCTCAGCACCATTGGCTACAACAAGCACTTTCAGGTAACATTCCTCAAGAAGGATGACACTGAGCGTACACTGACAGCCATGATGGAGGAGCCTAAGAATCCACTTAATGCTGATGGGCCAATGCCAGTGCTTAACATTACTGATGGTGGCTACAGCAGTTTCTATACAAACCGTGTGTTGTCTATTGAATCTGAGCAAAGCGAAGGAGCCACGAAGTGACCAATTATAATGACGGCAAAATACACGGATGGAGCGGCGGTGAATGCCCAGTGCATCCGAAGAGTGAGGTTGAAATATCCTACGGCTGGCGGTGGATTCTAGAAGTTAGAGCAGAAAACGTTGGCTGGTCGCGACCCCAACCATGTCTCTTCCGCGTCACTAAAGAATACAAAGAACCTCGTGAGTTTTGGGTTTCTGACAATGATGGTTACGCACATAAAAGCCTTGAAAATGTCCTTAAGGACCACCTAACTGAAAAACACGGATACATCCACGTAAGAGAGGTGAAACAATGACCAACTATCAATACGAAGTAGAAGTAGAATACAACGATAATTACTTCTTAGTGTACGCTAACTTGTATTCTCATGGGGTTTACGACGAATACGATCAGTGGTTAGAAATCATTGAGCAACCTGTTTTTTGTGACTATGAGGTTGTGCAGAACACTGACAATAAGGCATCTAAGAAGGACTTGGCTGAGGTTATTAAGCTTGCTGACAACATCCTTGAGAACGTATATTGGAATGAGACACATGAACAATAAAACCAATACAATGACACAGGAAGACCTGCTCAAAGTCTGTCAACTCCTAGCCCGTAAGTACAGAAGCAACCAAGAGCTAGACGACCTCATCTCTGAGGGCTACTTGGCAGGGCTAGAGAGCATCCAACAAGGCCACCCCAAGGAGAACACCTACACCATTGTCAGGAAGGCCATGCACGCCTACTACAACATTAAGCTCAAGCCTGTCACCATGCCCACCTCAGGGGACGTTTTAAGCATGGTTAGTGCCATTGCTAGGGGGACGGTGCCAGAAGACCTAAACACCACTCAGAGGGCGCTCCTAGCGGCTCTGGAGGGCATTACTGACGACATCAAGCCTAACACTTTGGGGTATGATGAGGTAAGTGTGGAGGAAGAGCGTATCCAAGAGCTGCTTGAGGCTTCTGAGGGACTTCTAAGTGAGAATGAATCTCAGGTAATTAAGCACACACTTGAGGGTAAGAGTCCTAATGAGGTGGTGGATGAGATGGGTGTAGCTAGAAGCACCTTTATTAACAGCTACAACCGTGCTGTAGAGAAACTGAAAGGAGCTATACAATGATTTGCTATAAGGATATATCGTTTTGTGGGTCAGACTGCACCAACTCATCTTGCTTCCGTCACTTTGGTGAGGCTGAAAAGAAGGGAGCAGAGATGTGGTGGGGAGGCCAAAATGCTCCTGTAGCCTTCAGTGACTTTAGTGGCAGTTGCCCAGATTACAAACAGAAGGGTCTATGTGTAGAACCTAAGTAACCTACAACATATAGATCCACTGAAAGATTTATGTGCTTTTAGGGCAACAAACGCTGATAAAGTGGGTATACCTGCACTACAAATCCTGCAAAAAAAGGTATTAATCTAGTTACAGGGTACAGGGTACTTAAAGTAAGAACTTAAGCTTAGACTGTTATGAATAATAATTATGAATAAGTTAGAACTTAAGTAGCTTACTTTAAGTTAGAGCTTAAGTTGTTTGTATAACAAACTCTTATTTTGCAGGTTTAGCTTAAGTTCGTACTTTAAGTAGGTGCTGACAGGATTCTTGAGAACAACCTTGACAACCCACTTCAACTAGCTTAGTTCTATTGTTGTAGGTTTAATATACTGGAGAAAACTGATGACTGATTATGATGATTACAAAGATTGGGTAGAAGTTGAAGACTTTGAGAACCAGTTCTACCTACAAGAACACGGACAGTATGACCCTGATTATTTGGCAAGACTTTCCAAGAGCCTCATCCTGAAAGCTGAAGCTAAGGGTCTTTTAGGTTGTTACTTAAGGTTCCGCAGTCACAGGGATTCTTACGAGGATTATCTAGTGGACCCCTCAGTAGTAGTGGTAGGCTACCGTAAGCGCTCAGTGGATGAGAAAAAAGAAATCAAAGAGCGAATGAGGGTTGAGGCTCTTGCCGAGGAGCTTGGGATTAGTGTCTATGAAGCTAAGATTGTTCAGGACTTGAAGAAGCGGGGTAAGCTGTGAGTAATTTTGATTTGTATCAAGGCGATTGCCTAGAAATAATGAAGACAATCCCAGACGGTTCTGTAGATATGGTGCTGACTGATCCGCCATATGGCATGAACTACCAGTCTAATTGGCGTACAGCAACAGACAAGTTTCGTAAGATCGAACAAGACAAAAGTCTAGATTGGATTGACGGGTTTTCCGATGAACTACACAGATTGATGAAGCCTGACACAGCTGGTTATGTTTTCTGTAGCTGGCATAAAGTAGACGTCTTTAAGCAAGCCTTAGAGCGTAATTTCAATATCAAGAACCTACTTGTGTGGGTTAAGAACAATCATGGCAGCGGCGACCTAAGAGGTGCATATGCCCCGAAGCATGAACTCGTGTTATTTTTCCATAAGGGTAGGTCTTTGCTGCGTGATGGCAGGCGTCCTGACATACTAGAATATTCTAAGGTTAGCGGTAGTAAGATGGTCCACCCAACAGAAAAGCCTATTGATATGTTGGGGAGGATGGTCAAGGACTCCAGCGATACTCAAGGTGTGGTATTTGATCCATTTATGGGGTCTGGTACTACTGGTATTGCAGCTAAGAACCTTAACAGGAATTTTATTGGCATTGAGCTTGATGAAGAATACTTCCAGATTGCTAATAAAAGGATTAAGGAAGCGTGAGTAGTGAACAACGAGGTCAATGCCCAGACCATCAAATTAACACGGGCGGTTCCGACAGTTACAACTTCAACTCTGAGAAGGGTGTAGGTAGTTGCCTATCCTGCGGGTTGGCTACATGGACCGACGATAAGGACCGCCTGTGGGCTAAGAAGACAAAAGGTAGTAAGCCCTACTTGATTGACGGAGAAGGCCACTCAGAGGCCCCTTCCAGCAAGCAGGAGGACGCCTTCAGCAACACATTTAACGGGGATTACGAAGTGTCAGACGTTACAGAACAAGAAGGCACCTACAAGCCTATGCGAGGCATTACCAAGGACACTATGGAGTTCTTTGGTGTGGTAACTTACAATGACCGTCAGGAGTATGTTTATCCTACGGGCGGCATTAAGGTTCGTAAGCTACCCAAAGACTTCCATGCTAAGAATGGCTTTAAGGGAGATGAACTGTTCGGGATGAACTTGTTTCCTGCTGGGTGCTCTAAGGTAGTGGTGTGTACAGAGGGAGAACTGGACGCCTTGTCCGCGTGGCAAATGCTTAAGAATGGCTCCTTTGTTAATCCAGTAGTGAGCTTCCCTAGTGCCAGTCCTTCAGGTAAGCTTTGGGAGAAGTGCAAGAAGTATCTGGACAGCTTCGATAAGATCGTTCTTAGTGTAGACAATGATGAGGCAGGTCAGAAGCTTCAGGCCAAGGTGTCTGAGATTTTCCCTGACAAGACCTACATTATGAACCACGGGGACTTGAAGGACGCTAACGACTTCCTGCAAGCTGATAAGGCTAAAGAATACAAACAAGCTTGGTGGAATGCTAAGAAGTTTAAGCCTGACAGTATTCTTAGTGATGCTGAGGACTACCTAAAGCTCTATGAGGACAGCCCTGACTTTGAATACTTCACCACTGGCATTGAAGAGCTTGACGAGAAGATGTTAGGTATTTCTAAGGGTTATGTCACTTTGGTACAGGCTGAGACAGGATTGGGCAAGACGGAGTTCTGTAGGTATCTTGAGAACCGCGCTCTTAACCACAGTGACTACAAGATTGCAGCTATGCACCTTGAGGAGTCTAAGCTTCGGTCTTTGCTTGGCCTCGTTAGTTACAAGCTTGGTGAGAATGTCACCATTAAGAAGTTCATTGATGAGAAAGGTCTTGACGAAGAAGTAAGAGGTGCTATTAGTGAAATCTCTAATAGTGAACGGTTCGTAACCTTTGACTTTGACATGCAAGAGGGCCACGAGGAGCTAATCAAACAAGTTCGGTATCTTGTGGCTGCTATGAGTGTGGACTTTATCTTCATTGAACCCATTCAGGACTGTGTTACTGGTAGCAGTAGTGAGAAAGAGGGCAAGCTTGCAGACCTAATCACTCAGTTGTCTACCTTGGCGAGTAAGCTTAATGTGGGTATTGTAGTCGTAGCTCACCAGAACGCTGATGGAGGTAGTATGTACAGCTCTATGATTACGAAGCGTGCTGCTTTTGAGTTGCTTCTTAAGCGTGACCGTGATAGTGATGACGTAGTAGAGAAGAATCGGACCCATGTAGTAATTGGTCGTAAGAACCGTACAGGTTTGGGGAGTGGTTCTGCTGGATCACTTGACTTTGACTTAGAATCGTATACACTGAAACCTGTAGAGCCA